TTACGGTACCAAGAAGCCGCATAGAGTAACTCGCCTTCATCAAGGTCAGCTAGAATAGCATCAATCTTCTTTTGAGTAACTGGAGTCTGGCGGATACCTTCAACAAAGCAATCATCTTGACTAAGTACATTAGGTACACCATCACCACTGTCACCTTTAAGTACGTGTTCTAGTGCATACAACCGTGGGTTTTCGTGTTGTACAAATTTCTTTTGCATAGGACTATATTGACGAACATTATTGAATTTGTGTAACTGAATAAAGTCTTTATCAGCTGATATAATCATAACAGGTTCATTCTTACCAAACTCTTGAGTCTCATAGACTAGAGTACCGATAATATCATCAGCTTCACAACGTTCTACATGGATAACTTTGTATGGCATATTGTCACGAATTTCTTCTCGTACTTGATTAATAATACGAAAGATTTCATTCCAATCCATAGAAGATTCCTCACGGCCTTTTCTACGAGATGCTTTATATTGAGGGAATACTTCTCGACGCCAAGATGAATGATCACACGCAATAACAACATCACCGTAATCTTTACGGAATTTTTTGTTGTACATTCGAATAGTGTTAAGAATCATGTGACGAATTAGGTGTTCGTCTACTTGCATTTTTTGTGTTACTACACCAGCTATTGCAATTGCGTTATAGTCGATTATTATCATTAGAGGGTTCTCCATCATTTAGTTCATTATCTTGTTTAAGCTGCAACTCATTCATATAGTCTTTTGCAGCTTGTATCATTACACTACACTCATCTAAAACAAAGTGAAAAATGTGCTCATTATGTTTATGTTCCCGTTGGAAAGAAGCATATAAAAGATTAGCTAAGACAGCTATGTCACTTTGCATATTGTCTATATCATATCCAAGTTCTTCTAGCTCATCACTTACGATATTAAAGATATGATGAGTGGTTTCTAGGTCGTATTCTTCAACCGAGAACTTGTCCTTCACTGGGAAGGGAATTATATTACTACCATCATTTTTCATAATACTATTATTATAACACAGTTTTCATTGAATGTAAACCCCTAATATGCTTAGAATGTATTTTACAGCCTATAAATTCATTATAATATCCATCGTGTAATAAAACTCCACGGTCAAACTGCTCTTTAGCTTCTAAATATGAGCATTCGCCTTTAGTCTTACATAGGTGCAATATATCTCTTCTATAGTTATCTGCACCTTTTTCTTCAACTAACGTTTGTACTTCTTTAGAAGAACCATAATAAGTCTTCCAATCGCTTTCAGCACGTGTCTTAACTCGTCGCTTTCTGGTCTTGGTAATTGGAAGTGTTTTAGGTTTCCAAAAGAATTTCTTCCCGACATACATTTTTCCTGTATCTAGTTCAGTTATGACATATACAAAGCCATGATATTCTTCTGGTGTTTCGGTGTATTCTACGTCTTTATAGTACCAATTCATTCCCACTCTTCTTCACCTGTGTCGTCTACGATAAAATGTCCTTCAGATATATTTATCTCTTCGAACATTTCTTCTCCACAGGCAGGACAGAATGCTATTGTTTGATCTTCATCATCAAACTTAACTTTGAATTTAGCTTTACAAGACCAACATTCGTTCATAGTGACATCCCTGAAACAGCAGCTGATAGGAAATAATCTTTGAGTTGTTGAAACCCTCCAATTGGCCTATCATCAATTACTACAACAGGGAAAGTTCTTGCAGTAGGAAACCGTTCCATTAGTTGCTCTCTTGTAATATCTCGACCAACAACTGTTTCCTTATATTCGTGCTTTCGGTTTTCTAAGAATCCTTTTGCACTTTCACAATAGACACACGGTGGTTCGTGTCTAGTAATTAATTCTATTTTCATTATAGGCTCATTCCTTTTAGCATTTCATTATCCATATCTTGTTTCATGCCACCAATAACATATGAACTAATTTCAGTTTCCTGAGGTGCAACTTGTACATTTCCACCAGCAATCCATTTCTCTGTCCACGGCAATGGGTTTGCTTGTGGTGTAGAATATGGTGAAGCAATACCGAGTGCTTTCATACGTTTGGCTGCAATCCATTCGATATAACTATATAACAAGTTGGCATTAAGGCCAATCATAGAACCATCTTTAAACAAATAGTCAGCCCATACTTTTTCTTGATCTACAGCATCAACAAACATTTGAGTTACTTGTGGTTCCATTTCCTCTTTAATTGTTGCAAAGTCAGGATCTTCTTTAGGTAAAGTTTTAAGAATAGTTTGACTTGCTGCTAGGTGAGTATTCTCATCCCTTGCAATAAACTTAATAATCTTAGCATTACCTTCCATGCGTTTAAGTTCAGCAAATGCCCAAGAACAAGCAAAGGATACGTAGAACCTAACACCTTCTAATACATTAATTGAATTAAGTGCCATCCATAGTTTACGTTTCATTTCTAATTTATCAATCTGAAACTTGTTACCGTTTACAGTATGAATGCCTTCACCTAATAGAGACCACCATTTACAATAGTCAATACACTCATCATAGTACTTAGAAATATCCTTTGCACAATCAGCAATTTCATTAATATCCAGCATCTTATCAAATACAATAGATGGATTAGGATATACGTTACGAATGATATGTGTATATGAACGGCTATGAATTGTTTCCATAAAAGCCCAAGTCTGTACTAATGGCTCGATCTCTGGAAGAGATGCAATAGGCATTAATGTTTCAGTTGGACCACGACCTTGCACAGAATCCAATAGGATCTGACGTTTAAGATTAGATGTAAAGATATGCTTTTCATGCACTGTAAGATTTGCAAAGTCACTACGGTCTTTAGATACATCTACTTCTTCTGGACGCCAAAAGAATCCTAGCATCTTATCTGTAATTTTATCTAATTGTGGGTACTTTAACATATCATATCGTGCAACATCTACGTTTTCATCGAAGAACATCTGCGACTCTATATGGGATTTAGTTTTTTGCTTGAATACTGACATTGGGTTTCCTTTCTAAATAACACAGCTGTCGCAATTTTCGTCGTCTTCGAATTCGCTTGGTAGATCTACATGAGCATCTGTCATTTCACCTGATCCATCATATGTGTTGTTATAATATAATTGCTTTCCACCATACTTATAGAACGTCACTAGATCTGTAATCATTTGAGACATAGGTACTTTATTGTCTTCAAACCTTTCTGGATTATATGACGTATTGACTGAAATACCTTGGTCTATATATTTCTGTAAAACAGCCATGATCTGAAGATAACCCGATGGATTAGGTTGATCCCATAACAGATCGTATTTATTTTTTAAGTGATGATAGCCAGGTACTACCTGAGCCATTACACCATCTTTAGATTGTTTATATGATACCAAAGCACGAGGTGGTTCAATACCATTAGTTGAATTAGATATCTGAGCTGAAGTTTCAGCTGGCATTAAAGCCATCAGAGTAGAGTTACGTATGCCATGTTCAAGTACTTTCTTTTTAAGTGACTTCCATGGCATACGTTCTTTGTGTTTCACCAGTTCATTTACTTCCGTTTTGTAAGTATCTTTTGGAAATAAACCTTGATGATATTTGGTATCAGTGCTTTTATAACACGAGCCACGCTCTTCAGCAAGTTCCACACTAGCTTGAATAAGGTAGTAACTCCATGCTTCAGCATATTCATCAATTGTATTAAGCGAGTTTTGATCATATTTAAGTCCTCTCTTAGCCAAAAAGTATGCCAAGTTAATGATCCCCACACCCAGAGGGCGGCGGTCCATAGTGCTTCGATACGCTGCCGCAACCGGATAGTCTTGGTAATCGAGAAGTGAATCGAGCGACCTAACTGCGAGATTGCAATATTTTTGGAATTCTTTTGGCTCATTTATTAGTCCCCAGTTTATAGCTGATAAAGTACATAATGATATTTCACCCTCTGTATCGTCCGCAGATGATAGAGGTTTAGTTGGTAGATCAATTTCACAACAGAGATTGCTCATGCGAATAGGTGCATTTTCAGGGATGAATGACCCGTGATCATTCGCATGATCAACATTCATAATGTAAATTCTACCAGTATCTTTACGTTCTGTTATTAGTTGAGAAAATACTTCCATTGCTGGCATAGATGATTTACGAATAGAATCGTCTTTTTCATACATCTCATATAGACGTTTGAATTCATCTTGATTAGCATAGAAAGCGTCGTACAAGCCAGGAACATCACTAGGTGAGAAGAACGTAATATTACCACCTCCTAGTAAACGCTCATACATAAGCTTGTTTAGTTGAAACCCATAGTCCATTTGTCTTACACGAGTTTCTTCAGTACCTTTATTATTTTTAAGCACAATAAGATTCTCAAATTCCAAATGCCACAATGGGAAATACACTGTA